CCCGCCGCCCAAAGATTAAGAATTTACATTCGTCTACAACGCCTTTCTACCAAGAAACAAGCACACAATGAAACTATCAGTTCCCTTCAACTCTGTCCGAGACTATCTTTCCGAACGTTATGTTCGCATCAAGAAAGAATGGCAACTCTACCAGAAGCACCGTGAAGTTCCTGAGCTCATCACTGAGACCATCCACGACACTGACACCCAACGCATGTACAAAGGTACATACGCTCCAAAAGAAAAAGAAGAACGCTTTAAGATATTCGAAGCCGAATACCAAAAAATCGTCCAATCCTTCCAGATCAACGACTCAACTCGCGATCAACCTTTTGAACTCCGTCGCCCTCTCCCCGATGATTTCCAGCTCCCTGAATCTCGCACTCCCGCTCCCGGCCTTAAGTTCGTTCCCTACCAGTACCACTCCGGTCACGTAATCCACGAAAATCCTGCCACTTCCCGTCCCCTACATCCCGATGAAGAAACCGATCACGCTGAATCCTACCTCCCAGGTGATATTGACTTCGGTCCCGAAGTTGATCCACTCATCCGTTCCCTGCTCGAACGAAAGTACCCGACCTATCTTCCATACGTCAACAAGTACTGTCGCCCCGCTGGCACCACAAACGGCACATTCCGCGATTTCAACAAGCCTCAAGTTCCCTCCGCCCCCCTCGACCCCGATCGAAAAGAGCACGTCCTCCGACACGTCTTTCGTTTCCTCGCCGCCACTCCCTACCTCCCGATCCATTTTGTCGACACTCAATACGACAAGCGTCCCCTCGTTACAGGCACTGGCTATCATAACCGCCACTCCTACCAACAGAAAGCACACGCCAAATTTTCACATCATGCTGACTACTCCGAACGTCCTACCTCCCGTGGCTATTTCTACAACGCTACCTATGAAAACGCTCGCACACTTATTCACAAGATCAAAGATACCGGTATGCCTTTCAACCTCGCTTTCGCTCCTGAAGATGAAGATCTCACAGACGACCAAATCTATGAACTCATCCACTCCTACGAGAACTTTTTCCTTGATTACCCAACTCTCCTATTCACTAGAAACCACATCTCAGACCGTGAAAAGACTCTCAAAGTCCGCCCCGTCTATGCTGTCGATGACCTTTTCCTTATTATCGAATCCATGCTCACGTTTCCTC